CTGTTATTGATACGTTTAGACTAAAGAACGTAATTGGTGGGGTTAATGGATTTATGCAAATTAAAAACAATGCAACGTACAGCGACTCTTGTACTACAGCAAAACTAGAACTGGAGAATAGAGATTTGCAGGGGGGTGGATCACTAATTTCCGCTAACCTTAACTTCTCGTTAGTCTCAGTACAAATCTGGACACCATCACAATGACGTATGATCCTGGTATCCCTAAACCTGGCAATGATATCGCGGAAGACCAGCCAAAAATCTTGGTCAACTTCCAGCAGCTTAATACGCAGTTTGGCGTAAACCACGGGGCGTTCGATGACGGAACGGTTCCAGGTAAGCACAAGCACGTTACTTTAGTAGAGCTCTCCCAAGCTGAGATTGATGCACTTGAGCCAAAGAACGACGAGATTATTCTCTACGGTGCAGAAGATAGCGCCGGAAACACGGAGATATATTCTAAGCAGCACCAGCAGACAGCAACCCAATTCACAAAAGCAGGCATTCCTTTTATCGGCATGAAGCCCCAAGCATCAGCAAACTTTGGTCCTGGTGCTGGTCCCTTCCCAAGAGCCGCTGTAGTCTCCAGCTCGTTCAATGTGGGAAGTGTCTCTGAAACTGCAGATGGTCAGTATACGGTGACTTACACAAACGATATCGTAGACGCAACAGGTGCAGGAACCAATAACTACTATTGGAGTATCCAAGGCTTTGACGATCAGAATAACCCAGTGATCGGATCTCCAGAGACGGATTCAGTTTATGGAGATGTGGTCAAGAAGGGTTCAATTAAAGTGGACTTCCGAAATCAAAACGGCACGTTGGTCAGTTCTTTGACTCGAGGTCAACTCATTATCTGGAGCGTTCAGTAATGGCAAAATATGTGCCGCTTACAGTTTCATACGCAGAAAGCGGCCTAAAGAAAGACAAGGCCGCGTTTGTACTCGCAGACGATGCGTTTCAACAGCTTCAAAACGCATATAATTGGCGCGGACGTATTCGCAGACGACAAGGGTTTGATAAGCTTGGAAGGCTTAGACGTATATTCGCGGCAGCATCTTACTTTGATAGTGGAGCAAGCCCCTGGACTATCGATCTCTTGCAGATCAACGGCTATATAACTGATGTTGATATCTCAGGTGCGCCTACGTGTATCATAACCACTAGCGATGCTCATGGCCTATCAAACGGAGATAGCGTTGTCATAAGTTCTGTAGTGGGAACAACAGAGCTTAACGGGAATACCTACACGATAGCCAACGTTACAGCCACGACATTCGAGGTAACACAAGCGGGACCTACTGCGTATACTTCTGGTGGTTTCTTTTATAGTGATCGAGATAGATCCGGAGAAGGCGATGCAAATGTAGAGTGCGGATCCGTAGTCATCGTAGTAGACGTTGGAGGGACACCAGAGACATTCACTGATCAAGGCGATGGAACGCTTGACGGCAGCCTTGGAAACTCTGGAACGATCAACTATGTCACTGGCACTGTAATTCTAACGGGAGCAGCTGCAGCAGCCCCAACAACACTAGCTTACAACTACTATCCTAGTCTCCCAGTGATGGGAATTCCCCAGCGAGAACAAGACACGATAAACGTAGAGCAGACTATCGCTTTCGATACGAAGTATGCTTACGAATATAACTCTGGAGTGTCGGGATTTAGAGAGATTGTCGCTACTAATCCCAAGATTTGGACGGGTAATAACTCTGATTTCTTCTACTCAACCAACTTTTGGCGAGATGGAAGCAACAATAAGTATTTTTGGACCACTAACTTTAACTCTAGCGACCCTATTCGACTCTACAACGGTACTGAGTGGTCTGGAGCGAGTGCGACCCTAGGGGAGTTTGAGCCTAACCTAGATAGCGGCGGCACAAACAAGCTTTTCCAAGCCAGAATGCTCATTCCATACAAGGGAAGAATGGTAGCTCTTAACACATGGGAAGGGACAAGCAGGGGAACAGCTCTCCAGCGCCCACAAAGAGCACGTTGGTCGCAAAATGGAGATCCAACAGATCTAACTGACGGATGGCGCAGCGATGTGGCTGGACGTGGGGGTTATGTCGATTGCCCTATTAGCGAGCATATCATCGGAGCCGAGTTTATCCGTGATCAGCTTATTGTGACATTTGAACGATCTACTTGGTTGCTCAGATACACCGGAAACGAGATACTTCCATTTTCGTGGGAGAGATTAAATCGTGAATTGGGTGCGGATTCAACGTTCAGTACGGTTCCGTTTGATGATGGAATCCTTTATGTGGGAGATAAAGCTATTGTTGCATGTGATGGCAACAATGTTACTCGCATTGATGATGCGATCCCTGATGAGGTGTTCGACTTTCACAATAACAACAATGGACCCCGCCGAGTTCATGGTATTCGCAATTTCTTTGAGCGCCTAGTATTCTGGGCCTATCGCAGTGCAACGACTGAGCCAACTGCAGGAAGCGAAGGGACATTTCCGAATCGAGTCCTAGTATTCAACTACCATAATAACACCTGGGCAGAATTCACCGATTCCTTCACTACTTTTGGTACATGGCAGAGATCAGACGATAGAACATGGAGTTCAATGTCTGGTAAAACCTGGGAGTCGCAGTCTAACCCGTGGAACAATCCAGAATTCCAAGCGGATTTCCCTGCAATCGTAGCCGGAAACCAACAAGGCTACGTGCATGTTCTTGAGCAGAACGTTAGGAACACCCCAAGCCTAGCGATCAACGGTATTACTCTGAGTGCAGCAGCGGGAAATGCTACAATTCTAGATGTTCCTAACCATAATCTGCAGGAAGGCGAGTGGGTCTACGTAAGTGGGTGTGTTGGACAAACCAATTTCCCGACCAACATAAATGAAGGCGTGTATCGAGTCGGTGTGACTGACGGTGATACGCTTACGCTTACTCAGAAGCCACAGGTCGCCACCACAGCCATTACGAAGGCAACCCAGGCCGTTATCACTGCTGCAGGTCATACGCTTCAGGTGGATGACTGGTGTGCGATTCGGGACGTGTCCGGAATGACAGAGATCAATGGGCGGTACGCAAAGGTTACGGCTGTAACAGCGACAACGGTAACCGTCGACATAGATAGCACCACATTTACAACGTATACGAGTGGCGGCTACATACAGAATATGCTAGAGCCGATGGTCAACTTCGACACAAGCGGCACAAGCAACCCAGATGATTACCTAGGATGCGGAGAGCTAACTAGGCTGATGAACTACCGAATTCGCTCCAAGAAGTTTAACCTTATCAAGCAGGGTCGCAAGAACATGCTTGGACATATAGACTTCCTGGTTAAGGTGACCCAAGTGGGAGAGGTTACTTGCTCCATCTTTACGGACTACGTTGACAATGATGAGCTTGACGATAGAAACCTACTGAATGACCGATCTATCAATCAGAGTAGCGGAGACACGTTCTTTAACCGCACATTTCTAACTCAGGTCGGGCAGTTTAGCCAGGATGGGAAGGTAAGAGAATGGAAGCGGTTCTATTGCCCAACGGACGCTCAGTTCTTCGAGTTTGTCCTAACTCTTGATCAAGATCAGATGGCGAATCGGTCAATTGTAGATAGTGAATATTGGATGGATGCATTTATCATTTATTCAAGCGCCGGTGGACGACTAGCCGAGTAGGGGGCAATTATGAGTTTCGAGCCAGCATCAGCACAGACGAGTTACGTACCGCCTAATTTTCTCGTCCCAGAATCCTGGGAGCGTGCGAAAGAACGCCTTGAAGAACGAGCTATCCAAGAAGCGGATGCGATTAACGAGCGTGAGATTGCCCAGTATGTCGAGCAAGAGATTGTTACTGGTCAGAAGTTCTTTACCAGCGGAGACCCTAACTCGTTTAGGCAGACGTTTCGTAAAACGGTAGACTTTGGAGCGCTTCCTAACAATGCGACTAAGAGCGTAGCACATGGGATTAGCGGAATAGGAACGGGGACGATCTTCACTCGGATTTATGGGTGTGCCACAGATCCAAATACCAAGTTCATTCCAATTCCTTATGTTGAACTTGCAGCCGGTAATCATGTAGAAATAAATGTAGATCCGACGAATGTGAACATAGTGACCGGCATAGATTACACTGGTTACACACAATGTGTCGTAGTGATCGAGTACATCAAGGAGTAAAGAAATGAGTTTAATTGAGATGCTTTTCGGTCAAACTGGCGGCATGCAACAGCAGTCATTGTTAAATCCTCAACAGCAACAATTGCAACAACAGATCCTTGGTGGTTTGGGCGGTGCCCAGCAGAGCGGCTTAGATTTGTTAAATCAGCTTTTGTCTGGTGATGAATCTGCGTTCCAAGCATTCGAAGCCCCGATGAAACGACAATTCGAGCAACAGACTGTACCGATGATCGCAGAACGGTTCGCAGGGATGGGTTCCCACGGTGCACAAGGGTCGAGCGCACAGGATCTAGCAATGGGTCAGGCAGGGCGTGAGCTTTCAGAAAACCTCGCAGGACTTAGAGCGGGATTGCAGCAACAATCTATAAGCCAGTTGAGCAATCTTCTTGGAATGGGACTTAGCCCAACGCAGGAAAACATCTACATGCAGCCAACAGGTGGCTTGGTTGGCGGTGCGCTTACAGGAGCAGGGCAAGGCATGGGAATGGGATTTGGAGCGGGTCCTCTCTCTAAACTATTTGGAGTTAACTAATGGTTCAAGTAATTCAGCCTAGAGATATCGGCGAAGAGATTGGTAAATCTGTTGGTGGCGGTCTTAGCAAGATGCTAGAACGTGGGGTACAGAGGAAGCAGGGCTTGCGTGCTCTAGACGCTTTAGAGAGCATAGATCCTAATGAATGGAACTCAATGCCATTCAACCAAAAGATGTCTACAGTTGCGCGTGCATTTATGGGGCAGCCTGGAGGAGAGAGGATAATAGCCGAGCTATTCCCTGCGATGCTTAAGCACACACAGAATCTTGCATCTACTCCAACCGAGGGGGATATTGACCCTGCTTTGGTGGCCGAAATGACAAGGCTAGAAAGTGGAATAAAGGGTGGGGATAGTGTTTCTCAAGAGTTGCCTCAAGGAGAAGAGAGAACAGAGGTAACCGCACCTCCAGCGGAACCTGTTGGAATTCCAGACAATGCACCTCAGTCATTTAGAAGTGCTGTTCAAGTATTCCCTGATATCCAAGGGCAAGCATTTCGAGGAAATCCACAAGGATTGACGCTTACTCAAAAAGCCCAGTTTGCGCAGTCACTTAAGCAGCGCGGAACCTCTCCAGAGGCAGCAGCTAGAGAAGCAGAGAATCTTTCTAGTTATCTTAAGGAGCAGCATGGAATTTACCAGGGACTGCAAAATAAGGTGATGGATGAAGCGCGTGCGGAGTATGGCGATTCTCCGAATTACGACACGATGTCAAGGATCATGCTAAACAAAGCAAATCGCGAGATCGATGCTGGACGTATGGAGCCAAACGCTTTAATAGCCGCGGCAAGGAAAGATGCGAAACAGGTCGAACAGGTCATAAACAATGCACCTTTACAGCAAGGCCGACCCTGGTTTGAACTTAATATAAGCGACCGCATGAACAAGAGTCGCAACTGGATCTCTCCTTTATTGCAGCGCGGAGACAATCAAAGTGCAATGGAATTCCTAACAAGTGACAATCTAGGAACAAACCGCAAAGGAGAAATGCTCAAAGGACCGGATTGGGGTCCGGTGAGAGCGTCAGAAATCGTGCAAAAAGAAACCAATCCTCAAGGATTGCAAAGACAAGTCAAATTTGCAGATGGACTTAAAACGATTCGCAAGTTTCCCTCTACAAGCGCACAGGTTAACCAAAGACAACAGCTTGATATAGAGCAAAATGTCGCGGCTCTAGCTTCATACATGGCAGATCCCGAGCAGTTTCTCCCAAAGGATAGTTTGGTTACACTAAGAGCTTATGCGAAAGCAAAAGGGGTTAATGAAGATAAGTTTGAGGAAGCACTTCAAAAGGCTATGAATGCTAGAGGTGGTGAGTTTAGTGACTATCAAAATTGGGAGCGGAGCACCTATCTACCTTTAAATGTGCGCCCAAGCCCTGGTGAACTATGGAACAGAGTTCGTACGATCAGTGATTTGATCACGGAGGATTATTAGTGAGTTTTATAGAGGACGCAATCCGTTATGGATACAAGGCAGAAGAAATATTACAAACCATGATGTCGGCAAATCCTGAGTTTGCCAATAAGATTGGGGATGCTTTCGCGTTCGGGTATTCTGCAAATGAAATACTTCAAAGTCTTGCTAGTAATTTCCAGGGGAAACAAGGTAAAAAGGCAGCGAAACGATTCGGATTTCGTCCAGATGAAGCGCAAAATTTAGTTTTTTCTAGCAGAGCAGACCCATCGACTATAATTCGTGAAAGCATAATGCCAGAAGATCAAGGTAGTGGTCTTAGAACAGGACTAGGAACAACAGCGTCAACAGCAGCTGGTGGATTAATTGGAGCTGCGATCGGAGGCCCAGCAGGAGCATTGAGAGGCGCTGCCGCAGGTTATGGAGCTGGTGGGGATCTGGTTAAATCCTATGAGAAGCATAGAGCTGAAGGCGGCTCTATGAAGTTTAATGATTTCGTGCGTGCAGCTATGAAAGGTGGAGCATCAGCACTAGCAGCGGGTCAGGCGTATGACTTCTTTAACAAACCACCAACTCAAGCTACAGGTGAGCCAGCCGGATTGCTAGGAGGTGGCGAGGTTATCGACATT